CGGTTATCAAGTTGGTAGAGCCATTGAGAATGAATGGTTCAGAGGTGACCGTGGCTTAGGAGCTGGTGGTCGCTTTGGAAACAATTGGCAGGATTTTCACAGATTAAGATTGTATGCTAGAGGCGAACAGTCTGTAGCTAAATACAAAGATGAATTATCTATTAATGGTGATTTGTCTTATCTTAATTTAGATTGGAAACCAGTTGCTGTATTATCTAAGTTTGTTGATATTGTTGTCAATGGCATGACAGACAAAGGTTATGCTATAAAATCATTTGCATCAGATCCATATGCTATAAAAGAAAGAACTGACTTTGCTTTTAATGCTTTGCGTGATATTGAAAACAGAGAAACTATAATGCAATTAAATGCTGAGACAGGACAAAACTACTTTGCTACACCTGATCCAGATGATTTACCTATAAACAAAGAAGAATTAAATTTGTATCTTCAATTAAGCTATAAACAATCTATAGAGATAGCTGAAGAAGAAGTTATATCAAACGTGTTTGATTATAACAAGTACGATGAAGTAAAGAAAAGATTAGCTTATGATTTAGTTGTACTAGGTATATCAGCTGTTAAAACTGATTTTAATGTATCTAATGGAGTTACAGTAGATTATGTTGATCCTTCTAGTTTGGTTTATTCTTACACAGAAGATCCTAACTTTGAAGATATATATTACGTAGGTGAAGTTAAAAGCGTAAGTTTAGAAGAGATTAAAAAACAATTTCCATACCTAACTGATAGCGAGTTAGATGAAATACAAAAATACCCAGGTGATTCTAATTATACTAGAAATTACAGAGGTCAAGACGATAACTACAATAATATACAGGTTCTTTATTTTGAATACAAAACATATAACAATCAGGTATTTAAAATTAAACAAACAGATCAAGGTTTAGAAAAAGCTTTAGAAAAGCCAGGTGATTTTAATCCACCTGAAAATGATAACTTTGAAAGAGTACATAGAGCTATAGAGGTTTTATATAGTGGCGCTAAGATATTAGGTCATGAGAAAATGCTTAAATGGCAACTGTCTGAAAATATGACTAGACCATATAGTGATCAGACTAAAGTTCAAATGAACTATAGTATATCTGCTCCTAGAATGTATAAAGGTCGTATAGAAAGTTTAGTTAGTAAGTGTATTGGGTTTGCTGATATGATTCAATTAACACACTTGAAAATACAGCAAGTTCTAGCGCGCATGGTACCAGATGGCGTATTTGTAGATGTAGATGGTTTAGCGGAAGTTGATCTTGGTAATGGTACAAACTACAATCCTCAAGAGGCTTTAAATATGTACTTCCAAACTGGTAGTATAGTTGGTAGATCTAAGACAGTTGATGGTGATATGAATCCTGGTAGAGTACCAATTCAAGAGCTACAAACATCTTCTGGTATGTCAAAGATACAGGCGTTAACTCAAACGTATCAATACTACTTACAGATGATACGTGATGTAACTGGATTAAACGAAGCTCGTGATGGTAGCCAACCAGATAAAAATGCTTTAGTAGGATTACAGAAGCTAGCTGCTGCAGCATCAAACACAGCTACTAAGCACATACTACAGTCGTTAATGTATTTAACTATAAGAACTGCAGAAAACATAAGCTTAAGAGTTGCTGACATGTTAAGCTTTCCGCTTACTAAAAATGCTTTAATGTCTTCTATAAATCAATTTAACGTTGCTACGTTAGATGAAATAGATAAATTAAACATGCATGAGTTTGGAATATTCTTAGACTTAGAACCAGATGAAGAAGAAAAGCAAAAGCTAGAGCAGAATATACAAGTGGCTTTGCAAACAGGTCAAATAGGTTTAGAAGATGCTATTGATATTAGGGAGATAAGCAATATAAAATTAGCTAATCAATATCTTAAGTATAGACAAAAGGTTAAAGCTGAGGAAGCTCAGCAAGCTCAGATGGCTAACATACAAGCGCAAGCACAGGCTAACGCTCAGACTGCAGAGCAAACTGCTTTAGTTGAAACTCAAAAACAACAAGTATTAACAGAGCAGAAGATGCAGCTTGAGCAAGCTAAGTCTCAATTTGAAATACAAAAAATGGAGATGGAGGCTAAAATCAAAAAGCAGTTGATGGAGCAAGAGTTTAGCTACAACATTCAGTTAGCTAAATCTAGAGTTGATGCTGAAACTACTAGAGAAAAAGAAATAGAAAATCGTAAAGATGAACGTGCTAGAATTATTGGCACGCAACAATCTGAAATGATATCACAAAGACAAAACGACGAATTACCTAAAAACTTTGAGTCTGCTGGTAATGATTCACTTGGAGGATTTGGACTAGAACAATTTGAACCTCGTTAAAAAAAACTTTTAATTATTTAATTATATTATATTATGTCAGAAGAAGTAAAACAAGAAGGAGAGTTTAAGATGAAAACTCCTTCTAAACCTAAAAACTTAGGTAAAGCAAATGAAGTAACTAAAGTTGAAATACCAAAAACATCGGTTGAAGCGCAAGGTGAAGTTATACCTGAAGTTACTAAAGTAGAAATAAAAAAAGAAGATGCCGTTCAAACACAAGAGACAGATGATAGCAATGCTATTGTCGAAAAGCCCGAAGACAGTGGCGACAGCAAAGAAGTGGTTGAAGAAGTACGGACCACCGAAGAAACAGTAGAATCTCCATTAACATTAGTTGATGAACAGGATGTTAATGAAACTGTACAAGCTGTAGAAAAAGCTGTAGAAAAAGCGGAGCAAACAGGTAAACCGCTACCAGAAAATATTGAAAAGCTAGTTTCGTTTATGGAAGAAACTGGTGGTACAGTCGCTGATTATGTGCGGCTTAACGCAGACTACTCTAACGTAGATAACAATGCGTTAGTTAGAGAATATTATAAACAAACACGACCGCATCTTGATCATGAGGATGTAAGTCTTTTATTAGAAGACTTTGATTATGATGAAGAATTAGACGAGGATAAAGATATACGCAAGAAGAAAATTGCGTTTAAAGAAGAAGTTGGAAAGGCCAAAAGCTTTTTGGAAGGACTAAAGGGTAAGTACTACGATGAGATCAAGTTGAGACCAGGCGTAACCCAAGAACAACAAAAAGCTGTAGACTTTTTCAATCGCTATAGTGAAGAGCAAGCACAAGCAAAGAAGGTTAATGAGGATTTTTTAAACAAAACATCTAGTTATTTTTCAAATGATTTCAAAGGTTTTGATTTCAACGTTGGAAATAAAAAGTTTAGATATGGTGTAAAGAATCCAGATCAAGTGGCTAAAGAGCAAAACGACATAAGTAATTTCATTAAGACGTTCTTAAATGATAAAGGAGAGGTTGTTGATGCACCAGGTTACCACAAAGCTATCTATGCTGCTAAAAATGTTGACACTATTGCTAACCATTTCTATGAGCAAGGAAAAGCTGACGCTGTTAAAGACGTAATGGCTAAGTCGAAAAACATCTCGACAGAACCAAGACAATCAGCACAAGGTGAAGTATTTGTTAATGGATTAAAAGTTAAAGCTATTAGTGGTGTTGACTCTTCAAAATTAAAAGTTAAAAAAATAACAATCAAAAAATAAAATAAATAATTATGGCTGTAAGTCCTTTATTTGGGAGTATTGTCCCAAGTCAATCGCAACAATTGCTAGATACTAACTTCCTTTCGTTTAACGGAGGATCTGGTGCTGGCGATTCTGATACATTCGCACAACAGTATCTACCTGAGATCTACGAACAAGAAGTAGAGCGCTATGGAAACCGCACGTTATCTGGTTTCTTACGCATGGTAGGGGCTGAAATGCCTATGACTTCTGATCAGGTTATCTGGTCTGAACAAAACCGTTTACACATCGCGTACGACGACTGTATTAATGATGGTGCTAATGGTATTACTATTCCGCTTCAAGCCGGAGTAACAAATGTTATTTCTGTAAACTCTACAGTTGTACTTATTGATAAGCTAGGTGCTGAGCTAAAAGCTGTAGTAACTGGTTCTGATATCGGTACGGTAGGTGTTGGTGCTGTTGTAACAGTAGCTCCTTATACAGCTACAGATACATCTAGTCTAGCTGGAACTGGCGTAAAAATGTTTGTATACGGTTCTGAATACGACAAAGGTTCTTCTACACCAAATTACTCAGCTACTAATACTAGTGGTTATGTAAGTGTAGATCCTTCTTTTACTCAATTTTCTAATTCACCAATTATTATTCGAAGCAAATATGTTGTTTCTGGTTCTGACACTGCTCAGATTGGTTGGGTTGAAGTTGCTACTGAAGATGGAACTGGAGGATATCTATGGTATCTAAAAGCTGAATCTGAAACTCGCCTACGTTTTGAAGATTATCTTGAAATGAGCGTAGTTGAAGGTGAAAAAGCTGTCACGTTCCCTGATGGTTCTAAATCCGCTGCAGCCGCTGCAAATTTTAAAGGTACGCAAGGTTTATTTTCTGCCATTAAAGACCGTGGTAATGTAGAAGCTGGTTACAATGCTGCTGCAAACGCGCTAGGTGAATTTGATAACATCTTACGTAACTTAGATACGCAAGGAGCTATTGAAGAAAACATGCTTTTCTTAAACCGTGAAACTGCGCTAGGATTTGACGATATGCTCGCTGGTATCTCTAGTGGTAGCGACGGTGGTACTGCTTATGGTTTGTTTGAAAACTCTGAAGATATGGCGTTAAACTTAGGTTTTAGCGGTTTCCGTAGAGGTTCTTACGATTTCTATAAGACTGACTGGAAATATCTAAATGATGCTTCTACCCGTGGTGCTATTGATAATGGAGCTGGAGGATATGGTGTAAGTGCTATTGATGGAGTTTTGATTCCAGCTGGTACATCAACTGTATACGATCAAGTTCTTGGTAGCAACATACGTCGTCCATTCTTACACGTACGATATAGAGCGTCACAGACTGACGATCGTCGTATGAAGTCTTGGTTGACTGGATCTGTTGGCGGTGCTTACACATCTGATCTTGACGCGATGGAAGTAAACTTCCTATCTGAAAGATGTTTATGTGTACAAGGTGCTAACAACTTTGTATTGTTTACTAAGTAGTAATTAGTTATGTAGTATTTACCCTCGTCTTACCGACGGGGGTAATTATTACTTTTATCAATTTTATTATATTATATTATGTCAAAAGAAAAAGAAGTCCCAAGCGTAGAAAAAGGTTGGGAAATTAAAGATAGAACGTATTTTGTAACAGGTCAATATAAACCACTAACGTTTAGAATACCATCTAAACACAGTGCAAAAAAACCTTTATTATGGTACGACGAATCAAATCAAACAACAAGAGAACTTAGGTTTGCTACAAACATGAACAGTCCATTTAAAGATGAGCAAAATGGAGAAGCAACTTTAGGCACTATACTTTTTAAAGATGGTGCGTTAGTAGTTCGTAAAAACCAGCAAGCTTTACAAAAGCTTTTATCTTTGTATCACCCTATGAGAAACAAAAGATACAAAGAGTTTGACTCTAAAATTGAAGCTAAAAATGAGCTTGATATGATGGAGTTGCAAATTGACGCTCTCAATGCAGCTAGAGGTATGGAGGTAGAACATCTAGAAGCTATAATGAGAGTTGAAGTTGGTAGCAAAGTTAGCACAATGTCTTCTAAAGAATTAAAAAGAGATTCGCTTATTTTCGCTAGACAAAACCCAGTTTTGTTTTTAGAGTTAGCTAAAGATGAAAACGTTCAGCTTAGAAACTTTGCAATATTAGCTACTGAAGCTAAGATTATAAAGCTAGCTCAAGACCAACGTTCATTTACTTGGGCATCAAATGGTAAGAAGCTTATGAGTGTTCCATTTGAAGAAAATCCTTACTCTGCTATGGCAGCTTTCTTTAAGACAGATGAAGGCGTAGAAGTTTTCAAATCTATCGAGAAAAAGTTAAAATAACATGTAACAATAGTATAGGGCCCGTTCACTCGGGCCTAATACGCCCAACAAAAAAAAATAATTAAAAATGGCTATAAACGTAAATCAGGTATACAAAGCCGTGCTCGTGGTATTGCAACAAGAAAAAAGAGGTGTACTTACACCTGCTGAGTTTAATAAAATTGCTACACAAGCACAGCAAGAAATATTCACAGAGTACTTTGACGAGCTTAATCAACTGTTAAGACAACCTCAGACTAGTCTAGCGTATGCTGATAGATATGCGTTATTAGACGAAAAAATATCTTTGTTTAAAACATCCGCGACTGTAAGTATTAATGCTAATAAAGTATCTGTACCCGTGCAAGTTCAAGAACTAGGCACTGTTGTATACAATAATAGAGAAGTTCAAAGAATACAAAAATACGAAGTATACACAACAAACATATCACCGCTTACAAAACCTACAGAATTTTATCCGGTATACACATACGAGGCCGGCGAGATAGAATTATATCCTAACCCATTAACTGGTAGTGTTACTTTAAACTTTTTAAAGTTTCCAGCTGACGTTAAATGGGGCTTTACTATCGATACAGAGCTTGGTAATTATATCTACAACGAACAAGCTTCAACTCAATTTGAAATACATAAATCAGACCAACCTCTTTTAATAGATAAAATATTAGGTTATGCAGGTGTAATGAGTAGAGATCAATTAGCTTTACAATTAGCAGCTAGCAAAGAGCAACAAATAGACGTAGACGGACAAAAATAATAAATCATGGCAACAACTATATCAAACGCTTTTATATCGCTTAATGATATTATAAACAACTTTTTAATATCATACACAGGACCTGGTAAATTAATACCAGACGCTGTAAGAACTGAGGTTATATTCCATGCTCGTAGATGCTTACAGGAGTTTGCTTATGAAACTTTAAAAAGTCAATTTACTGAAGGTCCTACAACTGTAACATCCGGAATTGCTGTTGATTTGCCGGCTGATTTTGTAGCTGTTATATCAGCTAGTATCAAAATTGGTAGTACAACATTTCCTCTTGAAGATACTTCTTCACCTTCTCCAAGCACTGGTCAATATTATATAAACTATATAAATAAAACAATAACATATGGTGATTCAGGTGATGCAACTTTAACATATCTCTCTAACGCTCTTACTACAGATGAGTCAGCTGCTATACCTAAATTAGCAGAAGAAGCTTTATACTCTTGCATGATATATTCTATACTTGCTAATAGAGAGAATACAAGACCAGACGTTTTACAAAGATTACTTATAGAAAAAACCGACAAGCTAGACAAAGCTAAATCAAGACTAGTCTTTACTAACTTCGACTAAAATAAAATAGCATGGCGATTAACGTAAACAACGTGTATCAAACTGTGTTGCTTATATTAAACAAAGAGCAGCGCGGTTATATGACGCCTGATGAGTTTAATAAAACAGCTACACAGGTTCAATTAGAAATATTTAAAAAATATTTTGAGGACTTAAATCAATCTAGTAGAGTTCCTCAAAATGATATGGATTACGCTGATAGGACTGATGGTATAGATGAAAAAATGTCTTTATTTAGAAGAAGAAAAACTGTTAATAGAGACACAGACATAGGTAGTGACGTTTATAGATTAGGAACTGTAACTTATGACGGTACTGTAGGTGCTGCCGCGGGTTATGAAATTGAATTACAAAGACTTCAAAGAAACGCTTACTACAACGTTTTAAAATCAGATCTTACTTTACCTAACGAAAATTACCCTGTATATCTTTTTCAAGACAATAAAATATTATCTAACCCAACCAGCATAACTAGCGTTAATTTAGATTATATAAGAAGACCAGATGATGTTGTATGGGGTTTTACCAAAGACATAACCACACAGGTTTTGGTACACTCTCCTAACAATAGCACTGATTTTGAAATAGACGAAACAGAACAAACTGAAGTTGTGCTTAGAATATTAGCATATGCTGGTATAGTTATAAGAGATCCACAAATAGTACAAGCCGCTAATCAAGCCGTTCAAGCTGAAAACGTAAATGAAAGAAGTTAATAAATGGGACTATTAAAAGAAAACAATAGACAGTATTACGAAGGCGCGCAAGGTTTTCAGGGCAATGGATCTAACAAAAGCTTTACTACAACGTTTAACACTGATTTAGTATTTGGATCGGCAAGTAATACTAATGTAAACTATGCTTTAAATAATTTTAAAATATATACTAGCACTAATGCTATTCCTGGAACTTGGTCTGAGGTTGTTTCTGGTTATACCGTAAATAGTAACACTATTACATTTGATATAGCCCCAGCTGATTTACTATATATAGTTGTTCAACTTAAAAAATTAGACGGTGGTAATTACGCTAGTACATTTCAAGAAAAAGCCTATGGTGATACTGTAGAAAAAAACTATGGTTCATATAGTTATATATCTTTAGATGATGTCGTGAATAACTTTTTAGTAGCTTATGTAGGTGATGGTAAACTTATACCAAGTGTTAAAAGAACTGACGTAGTGTTTCACGTTAAACGTGGACTTCAAGAGTTTAGCTATGATACTTTAAAAAGCGTAAACAAACTAGAGGTTACTGTGCCTCACAACTTAAGCATACCAATACCTCAAGATTATGTTAACTATGTTAATTTATATTGGATAGATAACTCAGGCGTTAAACACGTTATAATGCCAGGGGATATGCTCACTACTAAACCCACAGGTGTTTTTGCAGATGATAATCAAGGAGTTCCTATTCAAGATGATTTTGGTAATAGCGTTGAAACAACTTCTATAACAAACGATCGCTGGAAAAACAACTTCTTTAAAAACGCAAACAATCAAGACTTACTTAACGATACTATATTAGGCTGGGAATATTACTATGGCTATCCAGAGTTTGGCTACGGCCAGTTATTTGGGTTAGATCCGCAGTTTGCTAATGCTAATGGCTACTTCAATATAGACGAAAGATACAATAAGTTTTCTTTTTCTGCTAATCTAGTAGATAGAATAGTTGTATTAGAATACATCTCTGATGGTCTTGCAACTAATGAAGATACTAAGATACCTAAAATGGCAGAAGAAGCTATCTACGCTCACGTATCGCATGCTATATTAGCTTCTAGAATAAATCAAAACGAATATGTAATTCAACGTTTAAAGAAAGAACGTAGCGCTAAACTTAGAAATGCTAAAATACGTTTATCAAACACCAAGCTTAACGAAATAGTACAGGTTACACGAGGCAAATCTAAATGGATTAAACACTAAAATTAAATGGCTGAAGTAAAGAATAGTTTTCTAGCGTCTAAAATGAATAAAGATTTAGACTCTAGATTAGTTCCAAATAATCAGTACAGAAACGCTTTTAATGTAGCTGTTTCAGAATCAGAGGATAGTGACGTAGGCGCACTAGAAAATGTTTTAGGTAACACGCTTATAGCTACCGCCACATCAGGTTTTAGCCCTACTACTATAGGCTATGGTGTAGATGAAGTAAATGAAAAAATATATTTATTCTTAACAAGCTATACTGATACTTCTCCAACTAATTTAACAAATAACCAACAAGGTACTAACAGTGTATCTTTTATAGTTTGTTTAGACGTTAAAAATAACGCTAATACTTTTCAAACTCTTGTCACTGGAAAATTTTTAAATTTTTCAACTACACATCCTATTTATGGTGTTAATATTTTAGAAGGTTTATTGTTTTGGACTGATAACAGGAATCAACCTAGAAAAATAAATATAGACAAGGCACTAAACGATAGTTCTTATTATTCTACAGAAGATACTATATCAGTAGCTAAATATGCGCCTTATAAATCTATAGATTTAGTCACAGAAGATAACGGTGTTTACACTGGTACAATGAAGGATGTTGTGTCTGCGTCTACTATAGACGGAGCTGAAGCATATGCAACAGCGGCTGTTAGTAACGCTAGCTCAATACCAATCAACACTGTATATAGAAGTTTTTCACAAGGAGACGTAATAACATTGCAACCTCCAAATGAAGATAAAATACCAGCTAACACAACTGTAGCTGGTGGTAGTACAGATACTCAATTAAACACAAGCACTCCTGTAGGCGTAACAACACCTATAGAGGCTAATGACGTTATTGTTACTTCTCCAAATCCAGATTTTATAAATCACTACGCTGGTGATCCGGTTTTTTTACAAGACAAATTTGTTAAGTTTAGTTATAGATTTAAATTTGAAGATAATGAATATTCTATAATAGCTCCATTTACGCAAACAGCTTTTATACCACAGCAAGATGGTAGATTTTTAGTTGGCGACGAAGAGGCTTCTTACACTAGTGGTGAGGTTGCTTTTATGAAAAACAAAGTAAACTTCATGGAATTAATTATAAATTTTCCAGACTCGGTTACTGGCGCTAATTTAAATTCTGATTTTAAAATAACAGAAATAGATGTTATTTATCAAGAATCTGATAGTCTTGCTTTGTATGTATTAGATACTATTTCTTTAGAAGACATAGAAACTAATCATTCAAATGATACATTTTACAATTATAAGTATCAATCAAGAAAACCTATACTAACTTTACCTTCTTCAGAAGCTAATAGAGTTTATGATAAAACGCCGGTTAAGGCCTTATCGCAAGAGGTTTCAGGTAATAGAATTATATATGGTAATTACGTAGATAAATATACTGCGCCTAGTAAATTAAACTATCAGGTAACAGCTAGTGAAAAAATAGAAGGTTCTGTGGGAACCGGTATAGATAAAGAA